CTCGTTGCAGTCCCAACACCATACGCCATTGACGTGCTGATCGTTGCGCCGCTTGCGACAGTGATTAGATTGCTAAACGCCGCGCTTGCTGCAACGCTGATCGCGCCCGAATGTGCAACGTCACTCGCAACGCTTTGCGATGCGCTTGCTGTCTTTGATAAAAACGCGGTGTTGAATGTCGATGCGTCTGCTGTGTTTCCGTCTTCTACGCTCATGTGATTACTCTCCAAATTAGCATGCCAGTTTCGTAATACCCTGGAAGCCCTTTACCATATAACTCTTTCAATTTGACTTGTGTGCCTTCGCTCCCAAATCCTTTTTCAATAACCATCTTTGAATACGTTGCTGTCGTATCTCGATCGGGCATGAATTCAACTGTGTTTTTCTCTCGTGTCCACTCAAAGAAAGCTAACGCGTCTGCAACTGCAGTTGCATTGTTTTCAATCGGACCGCTTGATGGTTGGGCGATGTTAGAAATGTATTTAGCGTTACACTGCATTCTAACTAAGTTACCGAATGAAACCATCTCATAGTTTCCAGTGACGGTTTCGTAAACAGTTTCATTCAAAGCAGCGCGCCAGTTCTCTTCTGGAATATAGTCCTGCAAGATGAATTGTGGTTTCCATTCAGTGCCTGTCGCACTCGCTGCATCGTATGTGCTCGCACCAGTCTTATCACTCGCTGCGTTGATACCGATGTCAGCATAGACGCCGCTCGCTGCGTTCGCTCCTGTGCTCGCAAGGATTGAGAAAGTTGCATCACCTGCAATCGTGATTATTCGAGTCGCCCTGGCGAGCGACACAGTGAAGTCAATCGTTTCGCTTATTGCATTCAACTTGCTTGAAAGATGAGCGACAATCTCGACAGGGCTATAAGTGCCATAGTCCAGAGTAACGTTTTGCTCAGTGCCATCGTCAATATCAATGCGGTTGTTGCTCCCATTAATTTCAAAGCCATAATAGAATTTGCTCAATGTGCTAATGCTCATGCAGTCAGTCCTTTAACCATTCTAATTCCATCGCTTCCGAATGCTTCATTCAGTGCGTCAGCGATCTCTCGACCCAATGCTCGTTTGTCACCTAAGACATTGCCTTCAATGTTGACGCTGATTTCTTGCGTCGCACGCCTGTCAACCTCTTGTTGTTCTGTTAGTGCGCTTCCAGCTTCACCAACAAATGAACTTGATTGTGAGCTTGACGCCCCACCCGACGCCGCAGATGTTGAACCCGACCCCAAGCTTGCAGCGAGCACTTTCATTCCTGCGCCTGCTGCAATCAAAGCCAGGCCTGCAGCTACTGCAAAGCCACCAAAGAAACCGATCAACGCCGCTTTCAATGTGTCGATCGCTTTGGCTTCCAGAACGATTGCGGTTCCGATTTGGATTGCCATGTCTCCCATGATGCCAATGACGAAACCAACGAACGCAAGGAACGCGTTCTTTCCAGTCATTAGCGCTGTCACAATAGTTGTTATCCCCCCAACGATTGTTTGTGTTATCCCACCAAGAATTGCAGCATCTATTTTCTTTTCTGTTTCAGTCAGCTCTTTTTCGACTACCGCTAGATTCTTTTTTGCAGATTCGGCCATTTCGCCGAAGCCTCTGCGCGCAGCAGAGCCGACGTCCAAAAACATAACACGCAGCGACTCAAGCTTTTCTTTTAAAGCGTCTGTGAATTCTGTCGAGATTATTTCCTCAGGGTCATCAAAAGCAGGCGCAGCTTGAGCGATTAATTTCATCCCCTCTAATATGTCACCGCTGAGAATCTTCACGACTCCCTTGGCTTTTAGATATAGTTTCTCGATTTTCCTTGAAAACATATTGTAGAAAACTTCGAATGGTCGAATGACGCTGTCGAGTAGTGTTGCTCCAAACTCCATTGAAGCAATCACAAACGGTGCGAAAATATCGTTGCCCGTTTTTTTAACTTCGTCCATGCCCTTTAGAAATTCGATAAGCTCGAATCGAATAAATCTAAGCACCTTAATTACGGTGGGACTTTGCGTGATGATTGCCCCTTGCTTCTCTTTTATGTCACCCCAAAGATTCTTGATTGACTTCATTGCACCGCTGAATGTGCGCAATTCACTGGAAGCAAAGCCTGCGAATTTCTTCGCTACTAAATCAATACCTGCACCAGCTTTTAACTGTGCAGCGTCTAACGTTCTGAGAGAAGAAACACTTTCACCTAGTTTTCCAGTTAATCCTGCGAGCGTTTTTCCCAGGTTGGTGATTGCACCTTCGGCGGAAAGCGTCGACCCTGCAGCAAGGTCAAGCCCTGCTGAAACCATTTTCTTTGCTTCCTCATTGGTGCGTGCAAACGTGCGAGCAAGCGCGAGTAATTCGAGAGTTGTCTCGTCGCCCATTGTTGTGATCGACTGCAACCCCGATGCAAAGTCTTGCATGTCCTGTGATGCTGCTTGTGAGAATTCACCCGCACTCATCAGCGATTGATTCATGCGGTTGATCGCGTCCTCTTGTGCCGACGCTAATGCGATGTTTTCTTCTATGGCGCGGAATATTTTCCCACTTATGAATACTCCTGCGAACGCAATGGATGCAACTTTAATTGCATTGAAACCCCTGCTAAAAGATTTCCCAATCTTGTCGCCGGATTTCTTGGCGCTTTTCTCAACTTTTTTTAAGTCGCTCCTTAGCGATGCGACTTCCGCTTTGACTTCGTAGACAATTTCATTATCCGCCACGACTGACCCCCATGCCTTGCGCTAGTTGCAGATCATGCACCGTCAACGCTTTTTTATTATCGTTCGGAAACGCTCGCATATGCACTTCTCTATGCAACTTGCTTCGACCCGATTCTTTCATGTGGGGATAGTCAGACACGTTCATTTGCAAAAGCATATCCTGAGACTTCAACAAATCTATTGCGCTGAAGTATGTCTCAAGTGTTATCACGTCCAACCCTTCCACATAGTCAGCGCTCCAACCATAGTAATGGCAGAGCGCTGCAAACTTTATGTCAAGATTGTCTAACTTTTTTTTTCAGAAGGTATCAGACCACTCACGATTTGAGACAATGAACCTGAGTCGATATCCCATGCGACATCTTTAGGAAGTCCCAACATGTCGAGTAACTCGATCACGCCGTCAATCGTTTCTGCGTCTTTCCGTTCTGAGAAAGCTTTGATCTGTCGCGCCGATGGAATAGTTAATAAGTAATTATCTTTTCCAACAACAACTTTGATCTGCTTTTTAACAACCTTGATTTCATTCATTACGTTGTGACGCTCCAATCGCCAGTGTTCCAGTTCCCAACAATGCCAAGTCTAACCTCGGTGTCTTTCGTCGTGTCTGGATATATTTTAAAAGTCACAGTCAATAGACTTGGACTTTCTCCTGAGAAAGAAAAGCTTCCAGGCATTGGATACGCTTTCCAAAAATGGATGTCGTCTTCATAGTCTGCGGCACCATTCACAACTGGGTGAAGTGTCAACGCTGCGGCTTGGGAGATTGTTTGTGTGAAGTCGCGACCCGACCCCCAACCAACTTGCGCGGATGCACCTGCGCCACTTGCTGTGCGTGACTCGCCCGATTGTGCCATCATGTATTGCACGATTGCTCGGTGAGTTTCTTTTAATGTGATTGTCAGCTCAGCACCTTTTCCTGTGCGAATGCCTGACAATATATTTGTGCCCTCTTGATGAGCAGTGACGTCAACGACGTCTTCTGAAAAGGTGACTTCAATGTCGCCCTCGGTGAAGCCCAACGCGGAAGCAGACCAAGTCACTTCCATCGGTTGAACGAGAATATTTGCTACAGTTCCCATTTCTTCTTTCCCCTCTTAAAAACACAATACTAGAAGACATGTGAATGTAACTTCTAAAATGATTGCGTTGTCGTTTGACTCATCGTATGGTTCTAAGATTTTACTATTTAAATAAATATTTTTAATCTCAGTGCCCAAGCGATTGTCACTGTCTAAGACTTCCTCAAGTAACGCTTGATATTTTTCCATGACAGTATCAAGTGCGCCACCAACGTCACGGTATCCTTTGAAAAAGATTCGTATGACGACATCCTCTTCAATCTCTTGACCGATGTTGTCGTATGACCCACGTCGGCCGCCCGATGGGTTGTCGATATGATACGCCTCATGGAATATCGTTTTCGGAACGTTCTGAAAGTTGAAGCCGTCTTTATGTTCTCTGTATCCGAGCGCAGTCATTCGCGTTCGAAAGTATGGACGAACGTCTGCAACGCCTGCCATTACTTCCTCGACACAAACGCGGAACGTGTATCGAGAAACTCTGCGTCGTCGATCGTTCCGTCATTGTTGATGTCGACTCGCAGTGCGACTCGACTTCGCCATTTGATTTGCTCGGCACTATATTTTCTCGCTTTGATCGAAAAGACATCGTCAGTTGCGTTTGATATTCCCTCAAAGATTAGTTGCAACGTCCAGAATGTTGACCATTGTTTGACTTCCTCAATATCAACTATTGAGGTTTTCGTTAGCGGTTCGTCATCAACGTCGACGTATCCCTCTTTATCTAACCATTTCAGAATCAACGTTTGCACTCGACGATGCGTATTGAGAAACGACTCGCGTCCATCCTCAACCCACTTCAATACGTCGGGTTCGTGCAGTGTTAAATCTGAATCAGTTGAGAAGAGTTTATCCGCAACGCTCGTGACGACAGTGATTGCACCAGTAACTTGCGCGCTTGCGCTCGCTGCTCCTGCTTCCACTATGCATGTGAACGTTTTGGTTCCGCTTGCTGCGTAACTCCAATCGAGATACATGTCAGTTGTGACGGTGATTAAATCCTCGCCTACTGCTGGACGTATCTTGATTGCAGATATTGCACTTTCATCTTGAGTGACAAAACTTTTCTCTGCGTTCAATCGAATCTTGTCATCAACTTGTGTTGTCGGTTCGACTTTTAGCTTTGGGAAAATTGCCATTCAAAACTCCTTAAGGGTTGAGGCGGCTTTCACCGCCCCTAATTTATTCACGTCGCTATTCGGCGATGTAGTAAAATCTTTTTACTTTTAACTTTCCTGCAGTCAAAGCACCACCTGCAATAGTGAGAATACAATCCGCACCACTTGCAGCAGTTACTAGGACGGGCGTCCTGTCAAAAGTGTTAATGACTGCATTGTTTGAATACGTTGCAACTGCAGCATCAGCGCCATAGGCACCATCAGCAGCAGTGGTTCCAACCGCGGCACTTGCACTTGACCCAGCAAGAGCAGTCTCGACAGTTACGATCACATCATAGACGAGAGCGCCGGTTGGCAAGTCTGCTTTGTTTGCTTTCGCAGACAAGTCGATCACACCAATAGCGCCGCCGTCGACAGAGAAGTCATAAATAAATTCATCAGCTAATAGATTGTCATTTTGAAAAGCCATATCTAATTCCTTTCCTTAACCCAACGTCACTACGCGTGAAGAGTCGAGCTGTTTGAAACCTGCCAACGTATCAACGTTGACTCGTTCTGCACGTTTACCTTCGCCACCAAGGTCATAGATTTTAACTTCCATGCCTTGTTGTGCTGCTACTGTGAAATAGCTCTCGTGAAAGAGATAAGTTGTGTTGCTCACAATTGTAGTCATGTGAGGAGTGAACCCAAGCAACGGAGCTCCGACTTCACCAGTAGTTAAAAGGTTTGCACCAGAAACGAAATCACTGGAAGTGAAACCAGAGATGTTGAAGACGTCTGCAGCTTGAGCGGCGCCCATAACTGCGTGACGTCCTTGCTTAGGCACATTGGCAGTATCCAAAAGTTCCATCGACTCCAATAAATCGGCAAGGGATAACGTGGTGCCTGAGTCGAACGAAAGCGTATGATCGGGCGAGCTTGTGCTTGGTGCAGTGTTGTCGATAATGTGTTGTTGAAATTTCTTCAACACAGAATAGATCGCAAGATCTTGAAGCTTAGTCATCAAAGGCAATGATTGCTTTTGACTTCTTTTAGTCAAGATTAAATCTTTAACGATTCGTTTGTTGATAACAAGCGCTTGTCCAGTGATGGTAACTGCGTCTGCATCAGCAGCAGCGTCTTCATCAAGGTCACTTGCTGCACTGAATTCAGGCACGCTTGAAATGTTTACTGTGTCGCCGAGATCGTTGATCTCACCTTCATAGTCACGAGAGATTACTGCGTTGAATGGAAGTTCTGCGAGTAATACATCATAGAAATTTGAGCTCCAGATTTCTGGAACGATTGCACTTGTCTCAGTGCCTGCTCTAAATAATTGATCGGCCATTTGGTTTTCCCCCTAAATTAGCCACGTTGTTTTAAGTATGCGTCATGCACCTTTTGAAACTCAACGCGGTCGCCAGTTTTGTTGTATTCTTTTTGTGCTTTTAAATAGGCTGCTTTGTCTATTCCAGATCCATTGACTGAAACGCTTGGCACTAGGCCATTGACATTCGGAGCGCCACCAAACCAATGAGGTCGTGAAAGCTTTAGGTTGCTGATGAATGCTTCAATATTATGCACTGTCACATTGCCGAATGAAGTCGTTTCGACTTCGACTTCGTCGCTTGGAACGAGCTCTAAATCGGCAAGGGCTTGTTGCCTCAGTCCGTTCTTTAGTGCTGCGCTTTTAATTGCTTCCATCTTTTTGCTATTTATAAACGAGTGAGAGAGTGTCTCAGTTTTCTTGCGTTCTGCATCGGCCATGTCAACTGCCTCTTGGCGTTGTTGGTCTTTCAGTTCAGCAAGCTCTTTCCACTTCTCTGACTGTCGTAAAACTTCTTCTTTTTGCTTTTGACCCGTTTGCTTTAGTTCGTTCGCTTCGTTTTTGTATTTATGCAAATCATCCATCAATCGCTTGTAGTCTGATTCACTAATAGTTTTAACCTTCGGACCCGAATCGGGTGTTGCCTGAATTGAAGCACTGCTTTCATTCTCAGACGCAGGTGCGTTTGTATTGTCATTGTTCTCTGTGTTTTCCAAAATCGTAGCCCTCTCTTCTTTGGTCACTGACCGCAATGGTTTTCGTCACTGACTAACAACCATGCTCAAATGATATATCTTATTTGAGAAAAGATGCAATGATACGCTGCAGTAAATTCTTAACTGCTCGATCGATTGTGACGGTGAATTGCTCACCATCTTTATCGGGAATGAAGCGTCGAGCGGCCATGTCTTTCGTTCCCTCTTGGTGTGCCTTCGCGTATTCAATTACTTTGCCGTCGTCAAATATCCCGACATCAATATGATCGCCTTTGATTTTGTAATTGAGTGCGGCATAAAGTTGACCCGATAAAAATAGATCGACGGGTCGGTGTGGCTTTTTCTTTCCAGGGTAGCTCGGTGGGTTTTTGTATTTGTCCCAACGCCTGACCCCCCTAACTGGTGACACTCCATGACTCATTGACTTCACCATTTCCGACACAGTTACGCGCCCGATTTTATTGAGCACCTTTTTGCTTCTCAATGCCTTGGATATTTTAAGGAGTGAGTCGTGTTTGAAAGTAACCTTCGCGTTGACCGTCGTCATATTGGCAGCAGGTGTCCTAGTCCCATAGCGCGAAGCTTCACAATTAAATCAGGATTGACAATTATCATTTCCCAAATACGCTCTTTGCTAAAGCCAGAAAGAGCAGCGTCGTCACCGAGCGCAGTTATGAGCGCGGATTTTGATTTGACACCTTGAAGTAGTCCGCCGAGTTTTGCTTTCGACATCTCTGCGAGAGGGTTTCCACCTTCCATTTCGTTGAGCTCTTTTTGAATGGGACCCTTGAACGACTCACCTTCTTTCGGTAGAAAACGTCGCTCAGGCAATTGCGAGTTGCCCGAAAGATTGTTGTGCCCATCTGCTTTTTTAGCTTCTTTTCCAAAGACACCAATCTTGAAACCGTCTTTCGTAACTTTGAAATCAATCGCATCTTTCATCTTTCCAGAGAATTCGAGATCTGGCACAGGTGAAAGCCCTGAATCTTTTTTGTATTCAGCATAGTCCTTTGACAGCGATTGCTTGTACTTGGCACCCGACACAGGGCTCTTTCTATCCGCCAGTGATAAGAGAATACTCTCAACGAGAAATTCGCCTGCCTCACGCTTTTGGGTGCGCGACCCTTTGAAGTTAATCTCGCTCGATGTCTCGCTCGACGTCGCGTTCGTTTTCTTCACTTCCGGCATCAACATTTTCCTCTTCAGTATTCTCTTTATTATTATCGTCTGATTCGTCTTCTTTTTCTTGAGGTTCTTTTGACGGCAATCCAAACTGAGCAGCGTTAGCCACCTTCTCAGCCATGATCTCCTCAAGCTTCTCAAGTAATTGAGCGTCAGTGTAATTGGGATATTCAGTGCGGAGCATATCAATCTTAGTCAACAAACCGAGCGCTGATTTCTTTTGAAGAACGTCAAGCTTTTCATTCTCAGTGACGATGGGCTTGGGTTGTCCAAACTTAAGGCCGACCTCGAATGATTCGGGAAAGGTTATCTTGTTTAGCTCCTCAGTGAGATGGCCACTTGCTTTATAGAGTTTGTGCCACGACGAATAGATGTCCCAGAAGTCGGGTTCCTTATCCATAAAGATTTGTCGTTGGTCTTCAATGTCTTCCATTGATTCAGCTTTGTCGAGCATCATTGCAACGCCGCTTGGAAACGTTCCGCCGCCTGATAGCTGCATAGCTATTCCACTCGTTGAGAGATTGTTGGTTGTGAGCAAAAGCGCAACATACATTTCAACGACGCGAATGAGTGAATCAAGTTGTGGGTTTGGTGACTTGTAGTCGAAGGTCGCTGCGTTACCATCCTCATCAGTTTCGAGCAACACTGCTTTGCTTGGACCTGTCTTAATTGTTTGTGGAAGGTCTTTGCCTGACACAACGATTTGCCCATGACCCTGAATGATCGCAAGGTGAATGATGTTGGTGATTGTGACGTTGATGTTTATTCCGCTGTCGATTAGATCCGTTCCGCCAACGTCCCAGAAAGAACCGTCTTGGTCCTCTGCGTAGAATACTGCAGGAATGCGTCCGATCTCATTGACGATATCGTCAGTAGTTAGTTCGCCTTTTTTCTCTGTGTTTACGATCTCGCCGTTTTCGTTTGTGGTGAAGTGATAGGAGTCGGTCCACCAGACGTACCCCTCGAAGTCGACTTGATCGTTTAGGTTGTCTGCAATCTTGTCGTCTTTTCTATTGGTGAAACCGTCGAGTTTGTTTGTTGACGACGACGAACGATTGCCTGCGTTTGGTTTGTATGTGCTCAATCCTTTTGCCGGTTTGTAGTCTGAGAGAATGAGCACGCCTGCTTTCTCTCTGTCGTCTGCAACTTCGACAACGTCATAAAGGAATGGAAGCAACGACATTGATTTAATCCCATACTTTGAATCCTCTTTGAATGAATCTTTTTTGGGAATGATATATTGAGCGGTGTTGCGAATGAGTTTCATAAATCGATTCGCTTTTTTAAATGATCGATCAACGTCTGATTCTTTTGTTGCAACTTGAATTGCTTCGGTGCCTACCTTGTCGATGTCGCCTGAATCACTATAGAGCTCACGTTCAACGCCATGCTTGTAAACGCGTGAGAGCTTATCGACAATCTGCCTTGTGAAACTAATGTTGGTGATTGCATATTGCATGTCCTCAACACTGTCGGCGTCGAATTGTTTTTCGAGAAGCTTTTCAACAAAGGCATTGGTGGTGTCTTTGTAGCAAAGATATGCGCGATATGCCGCGTGTTTGCGGTCCATGTTTTCTTGACCTTTGATTTCGTCAATGATTGCTTTCCTGACTTCTTTGTCTAAGATGTCCGTTTCTTTTTTAAGTCTCATGCTTGCCCCTATCGATATTTGATAACTCGCGAGTTTGGTTTGTTGCCACTCAACGGAAATAGAATATCACAACCGTAGTCGAGTCCATCGCTTGCGTGAGTGAGTGTTGTGTTTTTCTTGTTCTTGTCGAGCGTGTCGACGTTTTGCTCGACGGCTTGTAGGTCTTTCTTGAGCGTCGGCATGGTGTCGGGATTGAATGTGATGAGCTGCTTGTCGAGCAGGTTGTTCACTTTCAATTGACGCTTTCTCATGTTGGGAGCTTTGCGTTTTACTTTCACTTGATACCCTGCGCCAGAGACAATCACATGATCGGCCATTCCATTTGTGCGTCGCGCCGCGCCTGCAGGGTCGGGGTAACAAATTGTGTTGTCGGGAGTGTATCCGCGTTCACGCATCGCATCAAGCATTTTGTTTGTGTCGGCGTTTTGCTTGATGACGATCTCGTCGAAGCCTTCGAGTTTGTGTCCGTCGTAATGCCAGAAGGTTGTCGTCATGTGCTCAACGTTGAAATCCATGAACGCGTTGATTGATTGTTTTTTATTCCACACGTTTTGCGCGTGATTCTTTTCGGGTGCGTATGAATAGTAGAATTGATTGCCATTCATGTTGACCCACATGCCATGCAGGTATGCTTGAAGAGACACCTCGTCGTATGAAGCTTTCAATGCCTCGACGTAACTTGGGTCGAGATTCTCTGCATTGTCCATTGTCTTTGCATAGAGAATGCGTGAGTTTTTCATGGGGTATTCTTCAAAGATTTCATAGACGAAAGAACCGATACCCTCTGGCGTTCCTGATGAATAGATCTGCAAACACTTTGCTCCTTTAGTTCGCACGCGTCCGATCGCTTCCATGTATCGCTCGCGGTTCATGAGGGTGACTTCGTTTAGTCCGATGTCTGCGAGGTTGGGTCCACGAATCTTTTTCTCTGCAGTAAACATCCAGAGCTTTCCTCTGCACCAGGGGAATGTGAAACACTTGCGTTGTTGGTTGTAGGTGTATGGAATGTTGTGATCGTCGAGAATAGAAAACATAGTGACGAGCACGTCACGCGTGAGCTCTGCGTATGTTGGTGCGACCAGGCCGCCGTCGAAGTTGCGGTTTATGTGTCGAAGCTTCAATGCTTTTTGGCATAGTGAATAAGTTTTGCCCGATCCGTAGCCACCAGATAGATGCAAGAATTTAGAATAGACATCGTCATGAAAGTCTTTTTGGTGTGGCAGTTTGTTGTATTTTATTTGGAGCTTCATTGGAGCGGCATGGTCGGTACTGCCCCGCCTTTTTCTGATTGAAAATCAGACGCATACTTTGTTGACTCATGCGTGGCCCAATCAATCTTGAGCGTCGGCTTTGTTTTCTGCATGGTCGAATATGTTTCCACAATCAGGACATTTAGTTAATTGTTTCTCGTCGAGTTTTCCTTGTTCATCAGCAGTGCCTGCTTCGAATTCAACATCGAGCACGAAATCTTTTATGCCGAGCAGGTCAACGTCGAGATCGATCATGTCGCGGATGTCGTCTTTTATTCCTGATAGATCGAGGTCCGCCCATGCAGCGGTTGCATTGTCTGAAACTTGAAACGCGAGCTCTTGCTCGGCGTCTTCAAACTCTTGCTTGATGACTGGCGCTTTATTCCACCCGAGTTTCTTTGCAGCGAGCAATCGCCCATGCCCTGCAGCGATTAGGCCAGATCGATTTGAAACGACAATAGGCACGCGCCAACCTTGATAGTTGAGTATGTCAGCGAGTCGATTTATTTGCTCATCAGTGTGTGTGTTTCTATTGTTTGGGTTGGGCTTGATTTGACTAACGTCAACCCATTCAACATTGAGGTCACTCATTCTCATCAACAAACTCCAATCCTTCATACCTGTCATCATCATTGACTGGATCATCTCGAAAGTGCGTGACGTTCTTTGAGTAGAATATAAGACTTGCAGCGCTTCCTTTTAGTTGACCAGTGATTTGTCCTTTGAACATTAGTTCGAGTGCATACAATGATTTTGCCCTACCGCGTCTTTTAGCTTGTAAAAACTCTTCATACTCACGCTCCCAATTGTAAAGTGTCTTTGTGCAAACGCCGATAAGTCCAGCGAATGATTCGTATGAGAAAGGCTTGCTCATATGCTCGACGAGCATGTCGCAATACTTAGGGTCGTAGTCGCTTGGGCGACCTGTCTTAACTTTCGGGCGTGCCGACTTTTTCGACTTTATGAGTTTCGATTTTTTCGATTGCATTGAGTGTGTCCTCTGTAACTATTCCGGTGTCTGCGGCGATGTTGATTTCATTCATATGCTCGACGTGATCTTGTTTCATTCTATTTGCGATCATTGATGCAGACTTTTCTTGTTGATGGATTTGGTAGAAAGAAAGCATTGTTGCGGCACATGATTCTACGATTTGTTTTATCTTTTGTTTGGTTTGAAACTTTTGTTTGAGTGCTGATATTTGCACAGTGACCGAGTCAATGAATTTGTTTGATTGAATATGACCGCGCAGGGCGATTTTCATTTCATTGGGAATGTGTTTGCGTGAATTGAGAAACTGATAATAGTTTTTTTCAACGACGCGTTTAAGCTCGCCTTGACTCATGACCCAACGCCGGCGATTCCTTGTCCTTTGGCGTGAACCATTTGCGCGAGTTTTTGAAATTCAGCGCTTGGTTTTTTCTTTGGTTGGATGTCATCACTTTTTAGATAAGTGATTTCGTGTGTGTGCGTGTCTGATTTTATTTCGACTGCTTCAACTGAGACATTGCCTAAGACATCTTTGACTTTTGCATGAATCATTGCAGGTGAGCATTTGAATACTGCAGGTGATTCGTCAGTTGCTTCGGTGACGAGAATCATTTCATGAAAGTGTCCCATTGTTGGAACGACCTTTTCATGCTTTTTCCCTTTTGAATCGATGGTGTGATAAATGTGGCAATGGTCGAATTGTTCCCACTTGGGTTTATCTTTTTGCCACGAGACATTCTTGTTTGTTTTGGCAGCTTCGAGTCGATAGGTGTCTGACACCATTTGCGTTGTTCGATTGAATGAACGTTTGATTTTCGCTTTAGCTTGATTGAGCTCTCGTTCTTTTCGAGCAATTTCTTCGAGTGATAGATCGGGTGTTTCGATTGCTTCGATCAGTTCGATAATTTCGACAGATTGATTCGGTGAAAGTTTTTGGCGTGCCATAGTCAGGAGCCCTCCTGCATTCAACGTATCGCACGGTAGACTTTTAACAATGCGCAACGCAGTATTGTTTTTGTGAAAACCAGAGCGCGCGGCCGCAAGGCGAATATGCATGGGAAGGGTTTTGAGAAATTGGTTTCTGTGCGTTGCCGCGAGATGGGAATAGTTTGCAAGCGTATTGCTGATGGGTGTGAAGTGTTGAGTCCCAATCATGTGATTCGAAAAAAGCAGCCGTTTGATTTTTTCGCGGTTAAAGATAGCGAGGGAGTTTTCTTTGACTGCAAGGCAATGCAGAGCGGTCGCACGTTCGCATACTCAAAGATTGACCGCGACCAGTTGAGTCATTTGTTAGACATGTCTAATGAAGGATTTGAAGCGGGCTATTTAGTTTTCTGCATTGAAGAGAATTATTGTCGTTGGATACCAGCAGACATTTTGGATGACATTGAACCTGGGAGCTCTGTGCGCCTCTGTGACGTGCGATCGACATCGCCGCTCGTCAACATGCTCGAATCAATAAAACTCGCATCTCCGGCGCGTCATTCGCCCTCTAAATAAACATCAGTGCCTATGTCCGTTGCGATTGGGTCTTCGAGCTCGTCGAATAGTTTCTTGTGTTTGTTTTTTAGCCATGCCTTTGACACGTAATAGAAATATTTGAGGGGGTCGTCGACGACGATGCCATTGAGAATATGTCCGACTGCCTCGTCGACGAGCTCGTCAGCGAGGTTGTTCACTTTTGCGATCATGGCATCTTGCATTGCTTCGGTGACTGCTGTGGTTTCTTTGTCCATGACTTTCAGAATATCTTGAATCGGGAAAAGTCTTTGCCACACCGAGGCGAGAAAATGTCTAGGGTAGGATTGGGTTGAAAATCGAGCTCAGTCCTACCTTGGTCCATGCGAACGTGCGAACGATAAATCTGAAAATACGAAAATACACGACACCCGTATAGACACCCCCCCTGCACACACACACACCCCTAATAATAATAATAATAATATATATATATATCTTATTATCTTATATTCAATTATTACGGTTTTTTCTTTGTTATTTCAGCAACTTAGAAAAAATGAAAATACGATTGAAAGTGCGACAGAGTACGAATTTACACGCTGAATGTGCCAACACACCGCATCAACATTGAAATGAAATCGCGACGAAATTTCAAAATGGTCGTCAATTTTTGAAAATGTTTTTATGAAAATGTGTATTTTCAGAATATTTGAAGCTGCTTTTTTCGACCGTCTTTGACCGATTCACCCATGCCGCGCTCTGTTATTTCTTCAATCAACATCTTTCGATATCTCGATGTTGTTTTGAAAAATTGATTCAATTTTGTCTGTGAGCATATTTGTTTGGGTTGTTTTTTAACGAAAGCGACCATTCGTTTGATATCGTCTTCTAATCGACGATCGGTTTCTTGCATGAATAGGTTGGGAAGGAATGCTTTCACTTCATCAATGGCCTGCTTGGCGTGGTCAAAACCCCACCATATATTTTCACCAAGCAATTCAACATCAGTCGATTCAATCCCTTGAGTAAACAATGCGTCAATCATTGCAAGTTTGATGATTCGTTCATTCATTCTTGCATAGATGATTTCCTCAAATTGATTTTGATTGTTGAATGCTTCCTTTTGAATAGGGCGCATTGCGTTTTGAGTGTCTTTAATTGCTTTCATTCCACAATCTGAAATATTCATGATTTCTGATTGATCTCTATTTTGACCGCCGAAATTGCCCCATAATTTCATCCATTTTTTAATTTGAACGGGGATAGATTCTTGATTCATGAACCCATCTTGGACTCCTTTATATTGCTCATCGATATAAAACATCATTCGAGAACCAAGCCCTGATAGGAATGTTTCCGAATCGATGTTATTTTGAAGCGCTTCGGGAGTAAGTGCCGCGATCATATTGACACAAATATTTGCGCTCTTTCCATAGACGATCATGGTTGTGGGATTCTTTGGATCACTAATCATTGTGCCTGAGTAATGTTGACCGCTCGTTGTATAAAGTTCATTGTAGACATCAGCCACACCAGCAGAATTTCCTGCTTTGTTTTTTCCAGCGCGCAAGATTTGTCCGAATTCATCGAGTCGATCCAATCTGCAATTTTGTTTGGTGAGTGTTGCAGTGACTGTTTTTGTTGACGCGAGTCGCCCCAACCCAATACGATGTTCAACCATAGCTCCGCGCATGAGCAATTCGGGAAACTTGAGTGGAAAATCTTTGCCACTTCCAGACCTGCCGACGATGCACAAATAAAGATTAGGAACGAAGCCGCAGCATTTGTAGCTATTGCCCAATGCGATTGCACCCGTTGCAAGTGTTGACGCGATCGAGAATCTTGATCGTGCAATGGGTGAGTTTGAATAAACATATTTGAAGATTTCTTGACCGATGCCTTGGAAGTGGTTAAAAGCATTTCTTGAGGGTTGTTCTTCAATAACCTTCTTAGTTTCCTTTGCGTTGACTGTGATTGAAACACTTTTGGAGAGTCGATAAGGCTCTCCACTTTTTTCCAAACTCTTCATATGTGATTTAATAAATTTAGATGTTGTGTCTTTGTGTCCACGATGTCGTTCGGTTGTGTCGTCAAACCATGATGGTTTGTGGTGCTCGTCGTCGTATTCAATGAGCTCTTTTTCAATGATATCTAAGTCAGTGCCGTCGCGAAGTTTTGCGTAACACATTCGAGAAAGTTGGTTTTGCCTTCCCCCCCCCCCTGCTTTGTTTGTTGGATCTGCTTTGATTGCAGCGCGTTCTGCTTTTCGTTCTGCGGTTTCGCATCGACGAATGAAATCCTCTGGAATGTTTTCGAGCTCATCCAAGCCAGACAATAAATCGAGATCTGTTATCCATATATAAGGTTTCTTTGTGTCGGGGTGAATCGATGGGGGAAGCACTGCACTTTTCCCAGTTGAGAGAAGCTCGATTTTAATGTGTCTGAATGAAACGTTTTCCTCACCGTTGAATTTGAAAAAACGAACGCTTCCTTTTTGACCGCGTCGCATGACAGGCGACAATGGGATTTCGATAGTGGGTGAATCTGTGTCGACGTCAATGGCAATGACGCGAGATCTTTTCCCTGTGAGCAGAGCAATATCTGCGTCGGGGTAGCGACCGCAAAGTCTTTCGACGTAGTCTTCTGGGTAGTCACGTTCGTTCCAATCGACGAGCATTGGGTCTTTTCCATTCGTCGGCGTGCAAATTAAATCTAATTCAAAATACTTTTGAGCCCATTGCGCGTAGCACATTTTATGAAGAGTCCCCCTCGTTGACCGCTCAAAGATATTGGGTTAATTCTTTTGACAAGTCAACGGGCCAAAGGAGAAAACGATGTTTACAAGCGTCAATCAAATCATAGATAAAACCATTTCGATTCTTTTGTGTGGGAAGTCTGGGTCGGGAAAAACGTCGATCGTAAAAACCATTCCAGGCGAAGCGAAAAGAATTCTTTTAATCAACGCAGAAAACGGTCTACGGTCAATCGCAGACAGTGAAGTGATTGTCTTTGATCTCACTAAAGAAAAGAGCGGCGAGAAAGTTGTTCCAACGAATCGAATCGATCGATGGAAAAAGTTCCATGCGTTGATTTTAGATCTGACATTCAACGATAAATACAAAAAAGCTTTCGACTGGATCGTGATTGATTCACTGACTGAGGTCGCGCAGAATCTCGTCGAATCATTGAAACACAAGTATCCTGATAAGAAAGACAGTTTCTCTTTGTGGGGCGAATACGATGAGCAAATGAGCAAACTTGTTCGCAGCTTGCGCGACATCGGAAGTTACAACGTTCTATTCATCACGCTTGATCGAGTCGACAAAGACGATGAGGGTGTGCGACACGTTGGCATTGAAGTGCCAGGGTCGGCAATGAAAAGAAAATTGCCTGCGTTCGTCGATGAATACTTTTACTACATGAAAGAGATCGACGTTGAAGGGAATGAAAAACGTGCGTTGCTCACTCAGAATTATAAATTCATTGGTGCAAAAGATCGCAGCGGCAAGTTAGATAAATTTGAACGTCCTGACATTGGGGCGATCATGGAAAAAATAAACGCGAAAGCAAAAACAGAAAAGGAAAAACCAAAGAATGAAACTAGGCAAACAAATACAGGAAGCAAGTAACTCAACGGGTGGGTTCGTGATTGACCCTGGCGAATACGACGTGGTCTGTGATGCTGCGGAAGTATGTGTTACGAAAAAAGGCAACGGGAAATACGTCAAGGTCGTGCTCGTGTTGACTGGGAAAGATCATGAGGGATTTAAAGTCTTTCAAAACTTCACGCTTGAAAACCCAAGTGAAAAAGCGGTCGCAATTGGCATGAGTCAGTTGAAAAACTTTCTCATTGCAAGCGGAACAAGTGAAGAGAACGTCGGCGAGGTTGATGTGCCGAGTGAATTAGTGAGTCGAAAGTGCGTCGCAGACTTAGCAATTGAGGTCAATGAAGACTATGGCGATCGTATGAGGGTGAAGAAATTTCTCCCGTCACCAGAAGACATTCCATTCTGAATTAAATAACAATTTGGGGTTTGCCCGAAAGGGACTAAGGCTTGCGAGTGGTGTGTGACAAGCCATTTCCGTGTAGACTCACACCAATGCCCCGAAGCTTTAAAATTAAATAACAATTTGCTGCGCGCGTATTAGTATGTGAACTTCCTTGTTACCGTATGTGATGTGCGCACGCAGCAATCTTTTATCCACTCTTTGAGTGACGTCGTTTAGAAAACGAAAAACAGAAAGAAGAAAATGAAACTTAGAAACTATCAAAGCAAGTGCGTCGACGACGTATGGAAAACACTATTCAACAAAAACGAATGCAACGTATGGATGCCGACCGCAGCAGGCAAAACAGTTATTTTCTCAGCACTCATTCGCAAAGCGCTTGACGGTGCGAAAGCACACAATCAAGAATTCAAAACATTAATCATTGTTCCTAAGATTAATCTCGTTGAACAAACCATTGCTAAAATATATGAGCACTGTGCGATCGATGGCGCTATTTATTGTGCGTCGTTGAATCAAAAGTCGATGAAAAAAAACGTGATCGTCGGCACGAAACAAAGTCTCTGCAAAGTCAAAGAAGAGGATTTACCGAAAGTGAATCTCGTCATTGCTGATGAATGGCACAACTATGCAAACAGCGGCGAGTATGGCGTGATGCTTGAACGATTGCACGATGCAAACCCTAAACTAAAAGTTGTGAATTTTACTGCCACACCATACGGAAGTCAGAACGAATTGATATTCGAGCCCGACGTGCATGAGGAGCTCTCTCATTTAGTCGCGCAGCGTTGGCTTGTTCCGCCTGTCTTTAAGAGCTCGCCTGAGAGTTTCGACACGAGTCATTTGAAACTTGTGAACGGTGATTTCAAGATAAAAGATCTTGAACGATTGTCTTTGCAGGACGTGCAAAAGTCGCGCAAGCAAGTCAGGGACGGGCTTTCGAGATTGAGTGATCGTGCGCATGTGTGCTGGACATGCACTTGTATTGAGCACGCACGCGTGATCTATGAGATATTGACGAAAGATTGCGCGCAGACAGCGAGTATTGTGCATTCTCAAATGAACATGAAAGAGCGCATGGTCCACACCAAATCATTCGAAAAGGGGTGGTCAAAGCATTTGGTGAGTGTGTTGATTGTTAGCGAGGGGTGGGACTTTCCGGCGCTTGATGCGATCGTAAACCTTCGCCCCACCAGGAGCTTGAAACTATACATGCAGCTCGTGGGTCGTGGTTTGAGGTTGTTTGAAGGCAAAAAGAATTGCTTGTTCATTGACTACGGCGGCACTGCGAAAGAATTAGGGCATCCATACAACCCTGAGATCAATCATGACCCTGAGAGAAAGTATGTGAACGAGAACCCTGGCAAGGTATGTCCGTCGTGCGCGGAGATTGTCTTTGGAAGGATATTCTTTTGCCCGTCGTGCAAGTATGAATTCACGAAAGAAGAACGTGAGTTTACGAGCGTGAAAAAGCTGTCTGCGAAAGCTGATGCGAACGGTGCGACGGTGAAGAGGTTGAACGTATTGAGTCATGACTTTGTTTTGCACTATAGAACGCGCACAGGGCGCAAAGGGCTTGCTATTTTCTGCATCACGATTGAGGGAAAGAAGATGTTTTATTGTGACTCGCAGAGCGTAAAGCTTCAATATTACTATGGGTTGATAACCTCAGGCTGGGTGCCAAAGGTTGTCGAGGCGAATCAAAAGTTTATCACTGCTTTTGTTGACTAGAGAGATTTCATTTTGTAAACAAATTGTAATATGAAATTAGAACGTAATACATTCACTTCAAAAGAAACGCCTGTGTTGAAGACATTCAGGCTTGAGAAAAAGGTGTTGAAGAAACTGCACATCATTGCAAAGAAAGAGAACAAGACGTTGAGCCTTTTAATGCGTCAGTTGATTGAAAAAAGTTTGTAATAATTTTGGGCGAGTTTTCCTAACTTGTTTGTGAATCTTTAATTTGTACGCAGCTCGCCCAAATCTTTTTTAGCAAAGGGGGCGTATGATTTATTTAGGGTTGGCCGCGGTGAGCGTGCTCATTGTATTAGTTAGTTACTGGAGTGTGAGCTTGTGGCTTGCGATAAAAGAAGACGATGCGTTTTCGCATACATTCAAAGAAGAAAACGAAAAGGAAGTATAGAAAATGAATACAAAAGAAATAAAGATTTTAAAACAAAAGATAAACGTTGTTGAACAAACTGTGGGTGATAGAAACGTGCGTGAGAAAATCATTCGTGATTTATTCGCTGGTGTTGGAAGCACACCCGTAGCTTCACAAGTGTGCGCAGTCGGCACTCGCATAAGAGCTAATGCATGTGAATTGCAAAAGATAGTTGGAAGCAAAGAATACTCGACAGTGACATTCAGTATTTCAAAAAAGCAAAGAGATGAGCTTGTAAAGCGTGCGAAAATTGCTGATGAAAGCCTAAACCTTTTTCTCACTGGTTTACTGCAGCCTACTATTTATGTATTGGTTGGACAAGGTGTCTATGAATCTGACGAAGCGTGAGGATTGAAACCAGACGCAGCAGTAACAGAGGATCAATTTAAAAAAGTGATAATTCTTAGATGGATTGTTTTCCCGATCGGGGTTGTTCTTGATTTCGTGTGCGCGTATTTAATTTATCCGTTGTTCTATATCCTCTATTGGAAATGGCGCGTTCAACCGAAACTCACACGCAACATCGGTTACCCTCAATATGTTGAGCCGGACGAAAAATACGATGAATATAGAATAGATCAAGAAGGTCATGGCGCAATGATGTTGATCGCACCAGCAATCGTTAATGAGGAGATGTGCAGCAGGACAATTTTATCGGCAATAATGAGCGACGGGTATATTTTAAAATACTATGCAGATGGCGATAAAAAAGAAAACACACTTTCAAAGGACGCCATTTGCTATTCGGGTTATTACCTTGCCAACAATCTATACTCAAGCTTTCCAGAGGATTGCTGTCAGACTTGTGAATTCAAAAAAGCAGAAAAAATGTTTTGGAAAAACCTGGGCTTTCCGGCAAGGGATAGCGGATATGTCAGCGCTCGCCAAAACATCTTTGGCTTTAACTTTTACAAAGACGGTGGCGCATACTTGGGCGCACCTTGTTTTGGCCAGGAGTTCTGGGTCAAGTTGCAAGTCCTGAGTTTGTTTTTCAAAGAGCTCGGCGGTTCGCATCGCAAAGCATTGTATTGGTTTTTCTATTACGTCGGCGGCGGGCCCGTTTATTCACGAATTCCTTTCATGTCGATTGATGAAAAGAAATGGTATTACTCAAATACCGTCACCATGTATGCGCTGGCTTCAATTCGCGAAGCAATGGGAAATAAAGAATACATTTCCCGTCCCATGAAATGGCTTGCAAAGAATCAAGCGTTTTTAAACCCCTGGCTTGATTGTGAAATTGGCATTGATCCTCCATTCGAATACACCACATCAAGAATGGTTCAGAAGACCACAATGGTTTTTAGCGTCGATCCTGAAGTAGAAGATGTGACTACGACTGAGGTTGTGGATGAGCAAGGATTTCTCACGGGCGCAATAAACCGCTTTTGCAAAGGACGATTTGATTTGGAAAATAAAACTGGCAAAAATGAAATGCTCTCGAATGTTGAGGGGAAAATGTGCGCTCCCAGAGCGAAGCAAGTTAGGGAGAAATATTTATGAGCGAAAGTATGATTCAAAGAAGGAGTCCGAAGGATGAGTGATCATGTAGGTTTTCAATGGGTGGCTCGGTCGATCAGCGAGGGAATAAAAATAAGGAAGAAATCTTGGCATAAAGACGCATGGATCATGTGGGAGTCGCAGGGATTC